CAATTTCTTTGGCTGTCTTTTCTGCATCTTCAAAAAGATTATCATAAAGATTATCCGCAGGACCGCCTTGTAGTCGGGCACCTTCTAGACTCTTCAAGAAAGGTTTAGCTTGATTAATCAAGTCAAACGCTTCATCTTTAGTAGCAGTATTGAATAAGTCTTCAACTAGGCTATCGAAGTATAGAATATTACGGGGAACCCAATCGCTATATTGATCTGCGTTGCTTTCAGCATCTTTGAGTTTGTGCCAATGTGTCCAATGTAGTTTACCTTTGGTCTTGGCAATTTCAATGTCCATCAATTGTTGAGCACGTTGTACGGCAACGATATGACAATAGACATTATGACCCATCATTAGAGCATAGGCAAAACTATCCCAACTTGTTTTACCTTCTTTTTTAATTTTGTTTAACATACCTGGTGCATAGTGACAAATATCGCCAACTGTTAGTCTGCGGCCGATTTCACTTTCGAATGGGAATGGTATGTCACTTCCTGCAAGGGCTTTATTGTCAAAGGCCTTGTCCATAATAACGCTCCACCGTTTGGTTGTGTGTTGTGCATTTGTGTAGACAAGTCCGTGTGCTGTTGCGATAAATGGCGAGGCGCAGTCAAAAGATATGGTAAGTTCTTCATTGATGTGTTTCCTGATTTGTCTTTGAATCAAAGTTAAGTAACAACTCCAGTCAAGTTGCGCTGTACCCAAGAAGTGGATCCAGTTTTTGCCCTTCAGCAAACCATCTTCTCGAAGTGTCATTAAACGCTTAAGAGTAATATCCATTTTACACATATTGGCACCACCAAATGCCCATCCTTCGGCTTCTCGGCCGGCATATGGACCTGTTGGATCACTAAATTCTTTTACACCTTGATACCACTGTTCTGCTGTGTCCCAGTTACCACCTTGTAGTACGTTAAGCCATTTAGTTTGGCCTAAACGATTATCTAAGAAATATTTGTTATTGAACTTGGTCTTTTCTAAACAATCTTCAAATGTCTTTAATCCAGTCTTTGGACTGTGAATATGATCACATGCCCATGTTGGAACGTCAAGCATCATTGACCAGTCGGCAGTAAGTTCTAGCCACTCTAAAATGCTTTGACGTGTCTTAGTTGCTGATGGTCCTTCGAAATCTAACCAGTCAAACTTGAGAACACCTTTACCAATTTGATACCCGCCGGAGTCACCTAGGATCATCGTATTGCCGCGATCACGTTGTTGTATCATTGACTCTTGTGTTAAACTCTTATTAAGGTCCAACTGTGCATGACCTGCAGAATACAATCCATACTTATAAGTGAAATATCCTTCTTCTGGATTTAAAAAGTTCATACCTTCAATACCTCGATCAAATCCTTGAGGAACTCGATCATCTGGAATAAACTTTTCTAATCTCTGTTTGGCAATATACGTGCTATAGAAACTGCTGATAGCAGGCAGATAACAGGCGTAATCCTTGTTTAATACGCTTAAATCTACTGGTGGTTTATTTTTCATCATGTATTAATATCTCTGTTATTTTTAATTGCTCTTCTAATCGTCTAACTTCTAGTTTGACTTTATTTAGGTTTTGTTTGGCAGTTTTGACAGCAGGATGATCTGAAGGCATTGTCGTTAACAGTTCTTCCTCTTTCTGTTTTTCTCTTGCCCATTTTAACAACATTGTTGTTTCAGTATCAAGCTCAACAGTAGCATAACTTGTACCGATCGTTTGCCAGTTATTACCATTAAATACTTCCATCTCTGTGCCGTTGATACGAAGCATACCTGTCATTGGGTTGCTGTTATTGAGCCCAACATAAGGCAAACTAGTATTGCCACCGTTTACAGCAATGCCCCGACTGCCTGTTAAACCTTTTATCATGCCTGTGCTGGAATAATATATTCGTAGACAGCAATACCAGTATCCAAAGTAACTTTCATAGCACCATCATTGCTGAAACTAATTTTAGCATTGCCTACATCGGCGATCTTTAAGATAGCCAACACACTGGCCACTGGCCATGTCCATGCTTTATTTAGGACACCTGCAACATTGGTAGCAAAAATAAATTCGCCGCCGTGTGTTGCTTGGTCACCGAATATAAACTTTAAGTTTCCGCTGTCTGTTTTAGCTAGGAACGTTGTATGTTCGTTATTTGCGGCCGCTTGTAAACCAAATCGTTGTATTGATTGTAGACTAGGTGCCACTTCAACGTGCCATGCTGCACCTTTGAACTTGACAGATTTGAGTTTTTCATTAATAACTTCGGTATTCATAAAGCGATAATCATTTTTAAAATCGCCTGTGCTATTCTCAAAATGTAGGCCTACTGGGATTTCTTCACCGTTGCGTTGCCCCTTAACCACTTCGATAGTAGCATCTTCTTTATATTCTGAACACTCCAATAAAAACTTTAACTTGTTTAGTTGGGGCATACCGAATAGACCGATCATGTCAGCACATGGTGTAGAGGTTTTGCCATACATAATAACTGATCGATCATCAGCCATTGAATCGATACTGGTTTCTTTATCAGTACCTGTAATTTTAACAATGTTTAAGAATCCTAGATTCTGCGTATGTCCAACGATATCTTTGAGTAAGTCCTGCATATTATTTTTCCTTTGTATTATATTAGTTTGTTTGTTGTTAAATGTCAACTCTTGTTTATTCAAAACTGAATAAACTTCCAAATGTATTGTTTTGAGTGGTTGATTCTAAATCCCACTCTAATACACCGATGAGGTTTTCCAACTTATTATTGATAATAGTTGCCTCCATTTCACCGTGATCAAACGGTAAATCCTGAAACCATTTTGGTAATCGTAGTTCATCAACTGGATATGCCACACTAGTATAGCCCAATGGATTATCTTTCATTTTACAAACAATAACTTTCATGCCATCAACTATCTGTTGACTATACTTGTCGCTGTTCATACGTTTAAGGGTATTCCAGTTGATACTAGCGCGAACATGGCCTGGCATATTAGCTTTACCTGCTTTCTTTTCTTTAGCTTCATACTCGGCAATATTATTCGCACGTTTGGGACTACCTTTCTCCCAACCCGGTCTATTTTTAAATTCAGTTCTAAACTCGCTAATCATATCAAGGATTTCAGTTTCTTCAGCACCAGTTAATACTTTATTTAGAATTTCACTCAAGAAGTTCTGCATAAATTCTGGAGTATCACTACGTTTAAGATCTAAGCCCATGGCCTTGATCTCTCCTGGTTTGTTTTCTGTATCTTTTCGTTTGCCTTCTTTATCATAGTATAGAACAGCATAGCGTTTCTTAGTAATAAACAAGCCCTTACTGGCAACAATCTCTCGACCGGCTTTAATAACTTCGCCACGCGACTTTGGACAATGGAACGCATCTAGCATAAACTGTGGGAATGTTGAGTTAACTTCATTAGATAGTGTATCGTACAGTTGTATGACACTTTCTTTGTTCCACGGAATTTCTTTCTTTTCGATTTCTTTACGTAGACTTGTGTAAGCGGTAAAATAGGCGCTATCAGTATCACCATAGATAATAGCTTTGCCTAAATGATTATACTCGCCAGTTATAACTTCATTTATTTTCCCGGCCATATGACGGGCAATTCTTCTGCCTGTAAGGGTGGTTGACTGCCCGATACGATTATCAAAAAAGCGGCACCCAGCGTTAAGAATAGCACCATACAGGCTATTAAGGTTAATCTTTTTAACGAGTTGTCGTTTGTCCCAGTATTCTTCTTCAATTTTATTCTCCGCTTTTATTGCATCTTTAAGTTTGGTCTGCATATCTTTACGTTCGGCGTACCAACGTTTTAATAATCCAGGAATAACTCCTTCATGTTCGTATGTAAAGATAGTTCCGTTGGCACTGATCATCCACGGTTGGTTACTTTCAAATATCATATCATATATTTGGGCACCACTTAATACATCCGTTGATCCGTTTTCCCAATCAACAATAATGTCATTGGCCTTGTCTTTGTTCATGACAAATTCATATTCATTAGATCCAAACTTACCTTCCCACGCAGCCGCAAAGCTGTCACCTTTGGCCATCTTGGCTTCGATCTCTGCTTTAGTGTAAGTTTGACGTAGCTGTCCGACGATAGTTTCTGGACCCATGTTAAGTGCTCTAATCACACTGGGATACAGTGAGTTAATATCCATACTACCGATCCAATCATGCAGTCCTTTTTTAGGATAAGCAACATAGGCACCGGCAGCCTGTGTATCAGTTAAATCGTCTCTATTTTTTCTTGAAGGAACAATCATACCTCTATGATGCGCCTCATTAATAATAGCCTGCTCGGTAACAGCCACAGCTCCCATAGTTGTCTGTATTAATACTGTATTTTCGTGAGCAACAGTATTGGCCAGATCAATAAACTTTAATTTCTTATCAAGGTCGTCTAGTAGTTTACAGTCATTAATGTTGTATTCAACAAATGTTCTAAAATCATTGTTGTATAGCTGATCCAGCGTACCTTCGTATTGTGTTTTACGCTTACCTAGTTCGTATTCAGCAATAGCGTCTAATCGATAACTATGTCGTTCTTCATAGGTATATTTTCTATATAGTTCTAGACTATCAACGTGTATGCGACCGACAAGATCATAAGTCTCAGCGGTCTTTCCATATTTTTCGTATTCTCTTTTTTTAGGAAACTGGTCCCATAAACAAAATCGTCTTGTATCTTCTTTACTTAGAACTTTTGTAATACGATTAACAGTATAGGGAATATCAAATCCTTCACTGTTCCAGCCACTAATAATATCAGCGTCTTCGATAAGATTTAAGAAAGTATCTAACATTTCTGCTTCACTTTCGAAAAGATATGTATTAGGAAAGTCTTTGACCATTTCCTTGGCATCTTCCATCTTAAGTTTTTTAGGAGGAATAGCTAGACATACCATGGTCTCCATCCATTGGAGATATACTGCTATAGCGGTAATGGGCATGAATGGATCTTCAGGACTAGCATAGCCGCGTTCTGGATCAAAGTCTACCTCGATATCAAAGAACGCTACATTTAGTTTTGGAGCATCTTTACCTAGGTAGTTTTCCTCAAGACAACGAAACACAGGTTTGATGTCACTCTCATACAGTCTAGTTCCGCTGTGTATTCTTAATTCTTTTTGAAATTCTTTATTGTTTTTACAAACAATTCTTGACAGGCTTTCGCCGTGGATTGATCTATATTTTCCTTTGTGATCTGGGTAGTAAAAAACATACCTAGCTGGAAACTCTTGATATAGGCGACCCTTTTTTGGGTCTCTCTCGATTACTTTTACAAGATCGTTGTCACGATCCCATATGGCATCTACATAACTCATATTTTTCTCCTTGTCTTTTATGGCAGACAAACACCTAGATGATCATTTATGGCTGATCCAACCTTTCTCAAAAATATTTAGCCAACATTCTTACGAGGCCAATAGAATCAATAGTGACCAGCAAAATATAATTAGCCAGCATACCAAAACTACCACGAGTAAAGCTAGCCCAACCATACATAGCACAGCCAGCAATCCAAATTGGATAAAGGATAATAAGAGGGGGAGTAGGAACGGTAAAAGCCATAGTAATACTACACCCAATACTGATAACCCAAGCAATAACCTCAATAATAAACCTAGTAGGCCATTCACGATAATCTCGCTCTGCCCATTTGTAAATATCTACAAATACGTTGGTTATCTGATTCATTAATCTTCGCGACGAGTTGCATGTCCACTAATGTCGACAATAGTTTCTAAATCGTCAAACTCACGGAATACTTGATCCCATTGATCTTTTTGTGCAATACGAATAGCTTTTTTGATAACTGAAGGTTTTACTTCAAGTTCTTCTGCGACGGCCTTGATAGTGTCATTAAGACCTTCTGTTAGGTCTTGTATTTCCTGCATAACGGTAATACCTTCTGCAACGATCTGTTTGATTTTAGCCTGTTCTGGTGCGCCAAATGCTTTGCTCATAGAATAACTCCTTAAAGCATAGTATATATTATTAGGATCATTAAATCAAGTTATTTTTTGCCAATCAACATAAAACGTTGATATTCTGTTTCTGGATCTTTGAGTTCTACGCTACCTTTAAACAACACTTGACTTAATGGATAATCTTTAGAAAACTTGTTTATAGATTTGTATTCTTTACCTGCGTTATCTCTTGCTTGAAGTGCTACCAATGTACCGTCAGGTATATTATCGAACCATCCTTCGTTTTTCATATCGAGGCAACTGGTATTAATCACTAGCCCGTTTGATCCTAACTGTCTGTAGTCTAGTTCATTGGCATCTTTCAGCATGGGTTCTACCTGATCTTCAATGCCTATTTTTTTAGCAATAGACTGTCCTTGTCTTAACGATTGGCGATCTATTTCAACATTTATTATTTTATCAAAGTTAAAATGTTTAGCAAACAACATAAGACTAGTATTGCCATACCAACTACCTAACACATATATAGTATCAAACTTTTTTTGTATTTTAGCAATCTCAGTAACTAACCAAGTTTTGCTTAGTAGTAAATCGTGGGTGAAACTACCTTCGAGCGTGTCGGGGCTAACTTCAAACAGTCTCATTTTTTACTAGGAGGAGTTTCTTTTTTATTAGTAGTTTTTTTACTTTTTGAAGTTATTGGTCCTTCGCCGGAAACTCCTGCGGTTTTCCTGGCGTGATCTATAATACTTTTAAAAAAACCTGGTCTTTCATCTTCAGAAAGTCTCTGAGCTAGTTGTTTTAGTAACATATTCTCGTACATATCGCTGCTGTGTTTTTCAAAATACATATGTTCTAAGTAATGTTTACTTGAACTAACACATTCGCTGGCCTTGGTTAACTTCATAGCAACCCAGCCATCAAGTCGTGTTTCTGGTTTAATCATTTTAAATAACTTCATACTATATTCTACAATTTCTTGTAGGTTCATACGAGCTATATCGCCGCTGGGTTCAGCGTCACTTTCTTTGATACCTTTATCATCTTTTTCTGTTTCCATGTCTGGATCAAATTTTCCACGATAATCTAAATAATGATAAACTTTATCCAACCATGTTGCGGCATTGGTTAAGTTAGCGGCTATCCAAGGTTCGATGTCATCTTCTGGTTCTATCATTTTTAATAGATCCATCGCATACTTGGCATTGCGATATAATTCGCTACGTGCCATGTTGCCTTCTGGATCTGCATGTTGTTGAGGTTCAAAGTCAGATCCTAATCCCATACGGTCTTCTTTAATAATACCCTCCGCCACACCTTGCGGTTTGGATGAATCTTCATTTGTCGGATTAGCGCCGGTTAAACTAACCTCCCACTTCTTACCTGTAGACGATGATTTGTTTTCGGCCCATTTTCTCATACCATTTAAATAACTGCGTTCTTCGGGGCTGTCGGCAGTTCCCTTTCCTGGAAATACTTTCCATAGTTTACCATTGATATAGACAGCGAGATTATTTCTTTCATGTCCGAGCTCATGTTGTAATTCGGCACGTTTAAATTCGTGTTTTGATCCCAATGACGGAGCATTAGGATCTCCGAATCCTTGAGTATATCCTTTATTACTGTAGCGACCTGCTTCTGATACATGATCGTGAGATAAGTGCCATGGCTCGCTATCATCAAAATAGTCCTGTATCTGTAACCAATAGTGCGGGCTCATTTTGCCATAGCCATGACTCCATGCCTTGCTACGAGCAACTTCTTCGGGACTTTTTTTCATCTGGCCAGATAATGTTCTAAAATAGCTGGCCATTTTATCTGGCGTATCGTACGTTTTTTCAAACTTGGCCTTAGCGGCACCCAACGGATGTCTAGATGCTTCGGTCGTTTCCTCTTCTCCACCTAGCTTGTCTCCGATCATCATTCCTGCTGTTCCACCCAAGGCGCCGCCTACCGCAGTGCCGATACCTGGCATTACGGCCGTGCCGGCTAATTCGCCTGCTAATGTTCCTGCGGTTCCTCCGGCCAGTGCGCCTTTCCAACCTTCGATTATTTTTTCATTTCCGATGATGCTAATAACAGTTTCCGCCATATCAACATTTTTATGTTTTGCCTTGCGTGGTTGAGTTACAGCATCTTTAGGATTTTTATGAACCCGTGTAGCTTTACCTGGAGTATCTCCCATGCCTACGGGGTTACGAGGTTTAGCTGCATACGTTTTGGCGTTAACACCTTTTTTATGTTCGTTGATCATTGCGGTCTCCTTACTAACTTAGGTTTCTTTTTTATTATTGGTTTGTTTTGATCTTCACCATAGGTTCCGCCGAATAGTGATCCTACCTGACTAGGTTTCTTTCCACTGGCACTTGGATTGGTTGCTACTGAACCTGAACTAGTTGCTCCGGCTGAAGCAGATTCTTTAACTTTTTTAGTTTTAGGTAATCCTGGATTCCAGTTACTGGTTGGACTTACTTTGTGTGTATCATGCGGTTCACTGCTCTTTGACCAAGGTGTAACTTCTTTACTATCTGTTGGTATAGTAGCTTCTGCCTGTCGAAACATATTATATTCTTCTTGTGTATAAGGATGTTGTGTATTATATTTTTGAGTCCAGCTGGCTGAATCCATCTTAACAGGTTTTTTACTTTTCCCATCAGCCATAGCAGTAGCCATCCACATGCGATTCATGTGATAGATACGATCATATCCGCCTACATCTCGACTTTTGTGGACTCCTTGTTGTACAGATGCGTGATGGGGATGAATATCTCCCTCTGATGTAGTTTCTATAATAAACTCTCTTGCTCTCATTTCTTACTCCAGTTAGCTACAGGACTTTGTACATATGTATCGTTGGGTTCTCGACTACCGTGTTTAGTTACTTGCGATCCTTTAAATCCAAAAGCTTTAGCACTATTCTTTATAATGTCTAAATCGGCTTGACTATACGCTAATGTAACCATTTCGTTAGCAGTAGGTCCGGCCGGGCTCATATCTTGATCTGATGGGCTACGTGCCATATGAACTCCGAATCTATACATATTATAATAATGCGCAGGAGTATCTGGATACCTTGTTACACCCGGAATAACATCATCGTGGTGTTTATGAAACTTTCCTTTTTTACCAGTTGGACTAATACCAGCGGCAGAGTCGTAAGCACTATTTTCTTTAACTATTTCTCTCCAACGCATTACTTTACTCCTAGGCTAGCACGTAACATCCAACTGTGTTTACGATGCGCATCCATGCGCTCCGCTAGAAAATTACTAAATCCGTGCTCGCCTTCTTGTTCGGCTAGGTCGTATACCAGCTTGAGTACTTTGACCATTTTGTCACTGTCCTGTAATAATTCAGATACCATTGCTTCGGCCGGGAGCACAGTGTTTTCATCTGGAATTTCACTAAGCATATTAAACTTGGACAGACTGGCAGGAGTCCAAGCACCGAGCTTGCGGATATTTTCTGCGAAAGGGTCGATGCTACCATACACTTCCAAGTAGATCACTTCGAATAGAGCATGATACTGCTCAAACAGAGGACCAATAACATTCCAATGGAAGTTATGTGATTTCAGATAAAAACTGAATTCACTAGCAAATCCTATCTTAGCCGCTTTCCGCAGTTCTTCCATATTATTTCCCGTACCATAGTTCGAACCAAGCGGGTGTGCCCGGTTTAATATTAAATTCTTTCATGTAGGCAGCTTTGTCAACGGCCCCTGTATTTACCTTAGTTGCTTGGGCAACTTTTGTTCTGTATTCGGCTAGTCTCGCTTCTGCTCCTAAACCACCCATGTAACTAGCAATCTTCAGTTCTTGTATAGGATCTTCGGGTGCAAGATAACAATCATCAGGGCTGTCCTGTAGTATATTTTCTTTAGTTATATAGTATTGTTTCATTTGTTAGATAATATCTTTATATATCCAGCCATAATACGTTCAATATCTTCACTAACTGGAACACAGTTATTAACGCGAGTACCACCTTTCATTTTAGTACCTTGTTTTTTATAACCCTTCCAGCATTTGGGATCTAATCGTTGATCTTCATCTGTCTGTTTCTCTTTTTTAGCTATTGCAATGGCGGCTCTTTGTGCTGGACTATGTATACCTTCTACTTTAGGTTTAATTTCTTTAGTATTAGGATTTTCGTGATCACTAACTTTGACACCTTTTTTATAAACTTTCTTTCCTGTGCTGGGACTAATATAATAATCACCTTTGGCATCATGCCCGATACTTCTTACTTTATATTTTGCACCACTGTCGCCTTCCGCTACATCTTTTTCTTTCTTTGGTTCTTCTTTAGGTTTACCTATAGGAAAATGTTTTTCAGCATAGCGGCGACTATAATCACTCTTTTCTTTTTCACGCTGTAGAGCTTTCTGTAAACGAGCAGCAGCACTCATACCTTCTTTAATACCTATGCCGCCGGGCATACTAACATAACTAGCATTACCTACTCCTGCTCTATGACTTTCCGGACTGCCGTTATCAGCATAGCCGCCACCCTCTTTAGCTTTCTTTTTCTTAGTCATACCTGTCTGTATATCTGTCATTAGTTGTTGCACTAGTTGATCATTAGCACCAGCCGGAAGTCCGGCTCTAAATGATTCAAGGTCTCCTTCTACAGCTGCATCTCTTAAAGCAGTACCGCTTACTGCTGATACATCGTCGGCATCGGGATCTCTTTCTCCCGATGATATTACTTTGATATTGTCAAACTGATATTCCTTACCGTTGTAATCAGTTAATAATTTTTCAAAAGCAGGAGCACGGTCACTGCCAGCGATCATGATTAAGTTTTTATATTTTTGATTAAGATGCTTGGCTGCTTCTATAGGAGTTCTAATGTTAGCATCGCATGCCACAAACTCTGTTCCTGGAAACAAGGAATTTAAATAGTGCATCTTTTGTTCAATAGATAACGGATTTTTTTTATTATCTTGTGTCTTACTAACAAAGATTGCGTAGGGCGAGTTACTTTGTTGTGATACGGTCTTAACCGTATTGATTACTAGTTCGTGGCCTGCTGTTGGAGGCTGAAAACGACCAAAAGCAAATACCACTGTGCCGCTAGTATTTTCTAATAATGAGTTTAACAGACGAATCTGTTTACGGTTTTCACTAAATGTTTTTCTTATTTTTTCCAATGAGGCCTCCTTACCTGCGCCTTTGGCGGTTCCTACCTCTCCACTTTTAACTGTTATCATACTAGCAAATACACCTTGCATTCTTTGATTACTGCGTGGATTTTTAATTAGGGATTTGCTGCTTGATAATAACTCATCAAAACCTTGATCTAAGTCATATTGATATAAAAGTTTTTGTAGGTCTTCCCAGTTTTGACTAGACCATAATATTTCTCTATCAATCTGTTTAAAAGTTCCCGGCTCATAAGTAACTTTTCTTAGCTCTAACTTAACACTAGAAAGGTTAAATTCATATTCTTGATCAGGTATGTTTTCGATAGTAACTGATATTCCAAGATGCTTAAACAACCTAGCTGGTTCCGTCTCTATGGTAGCAATTTTAACCAGCCCTAATATAAGTCCTTGCTTTTCAGCCGGCATGTCTAGAAAATGTTGTTTAAACGACATTTCAACCTGATCTAATGCTACTATATTATCTATCTGAGCACTGTACCCTAGTTGGTCGTCATGATAGCGAACACTGACTAACTCTCCTGCATTATAGCTACGTTTACCTGCATGCTTCTCACTAGAGAACGGAACTATACGTGTTTCTGGTTGCGCATGAAAGAATGCCTGGAGTTCTTTTTTAACAGTGGCTTTATCCTTAGTTGATTTAATATGAACAATAAGATCTATATCACCAAAATCCATCTTGTCTGGGTTTGAATTATAACTGCCACTAGGATTTAAACTAACAAATCCGGGAAACTGACTAATCAGTTCTTTATAACTGGTAAGGAACTGAGAAAAGTCATTTCGACTTTTTATTCGATCGGCTCCTGCTACACCACTCATAGATATGCCCTCAATGCCGATGTGTCAGGTAAGAACTTGCCTGTTAATCCCAGCTGGTCTTTTCTAGCCAACCAATCTTTCTGCATGTCGTCTGGTATATCAGCACGAGTACTATCTAATATTTTAAAATAAACATTTAATAAATGATTATATTGATCGGGAGACATATTAGATTTTAATAACTTGTGTAGTCTATAATAGTCTTCAGCATCAGCTGGAGTGACATTAAATCCTAACCGTTCACTTAGAACATTCAGTGCTGATGCAGGATCGTGCGCTATAACTTCACCAGTGTCTTTGTCTTTAACCCCATTGATATGATTAAAACTTAGGTTGGCCACTTGGAAAGCACTTAGCATTAACTGTGTTCGATGCAGACCTTTCACATTTGATCCTTCTGGATAAGGGGCTGAATGATAACTAAACTTCAACCATTCTAGATTACCTATCATCCAATCTATCTGTACACCGATACCTATATTATTACCTTCAATATCTATTTGAGGAAATAGACCAAATATGTTACCGTCGGTGACTTTCTTTTCGTCACAATATAAATTTGGAGCATTACTATTGATATACAAGGTTAACAACTTTAAAAAAGCCTTCATCCTTAACTGTTCTGGTGTGCTAGTTCTAGCACGTTTCTTCAATGATTCAAATTCCGATGCAACCGCTTTTGGATCTATACCCCATGAGGCAATAGATTGATCGCTCATAGTTTTGTCCAATATATCTAAGGCACTGATACCTAAATCAATATCTCCTGATTCTTTTTTCTTTCTAACCGAGCCGAGACCAACAAAATGATTTTCGTCAAAAATATCTGCTTTATTCGGGAATATACTTTTTAACTCTGCAAAGTATGCAGCTAATGTTGTATCTATATTTTCAAGTTTAATAGATGCAGTTTTGCCTGCAAAAACATTGCCACCCTCAAGCAACATATTAGGAACGGGACGTGAGAATAATTCTATTAGCAGCATAGCTTATCCTAACTTATATTCGCCTTTTTTGATATCCTCTATATATCTATCAGCTAGACGTTTACAAAGGTGTTCGCACATTTCTTCGTCAAATATTTTTTTAGGATCACCGGGTATTTTATTTTTTTCATGAAACTCTAAACAGGCTTCTCTTACCATGGGCATCCAACATTCTAAATTTTTAGATTTATCTATTTTTTTAGTTTTTTTGTATTCCTGGTCTGACTTATGAGCGATGGGAATAACATGTTTTTTGTGTAACTGATCGTGATCTAATATGTACCAATACAGGTCATTTGATAACTGTTGACGATGTTGACCGTCACCGGTTTTTTTGTATTTCTCACTTTCATGATCATCTACAGAAGGTACGCTAAAAAATTCAAATAGTTTCATGGTAGAGTTAATAGTTATAGTTAATCCATTCAACAGACCCATTGGGTTGTTCAACAGATCGTTGTACTACTGCTCTAACCCAAACAAAATTACCATTGAAGTTAACATAGTTAGTAGTGGTCGTTATAGCAGGATTAATGCTTTGCGAAAAAACAAAAGACGAATCAGTGACATTAAACCAATCAGTAGCCACTGGATCAGTAGCTAATGTAGCCTGTGTAGTTAATGTTCCTAGAAAGCCCGGAGTAACGGTATAACTAACGGTGTGCATCCCACCGTTATTACCAAAATAACCGTTAGCTTTTTCTTTTTGGCTATAAAAGTTACCTGAGCCGTCGGTGGCAACGGTGGTTGACGGTATAGACACACTAGTAGGTAGGGTGGTTCCTGTTCCGACGGCGAATTTAAATTGTAGGCTTAGTCCTGGCATCAAGTATTTATACTTGATCTAGGTATATATTCTTGCACTCTGCGACAGTTGTTTCCGAGGTATAGTAAAACCATGCTTAGAGTAGGTCCATCTCTTACATAGATAAATGGTTCTGGGTAGTAAACCCGGCTATTAGCTAGCCATTTACTAGTGGATCCTGAGTAGAATATTTTTCCACTCATTCTACCGGTCCACTCAAAAAATGTAGATTTAAGATTTATATCCATGGCAGATTTTATCTCTACCTTATATTTGTACCCGCCCCTAGGTAACGCATCACACAGCACTTTTTGGGTTCCGTGTTCTTCTAAAATAGCACTTTCAAACTCAGTTGCAGGTCGAGAAATACTCGTGGTCCATACCCGAACCTGTTCTAATATTTTGTCTTCTAGATCAATATTATTAAAAAAGAAAGAAAATGTATTGTGTTCACACCGTGTCTTTATATCGTATTGATTTAACAAATCTACAGCAGAATCAAAGGCCTTTAACTCACTAGTGCTGGCTATATTTTTACTCAATGCAATAAGAGGTGATTTTCTATATCGAGCACCGCTAACCCGACATTCAATTTTATATCGATATTTTCTGTAGAATAACTTATTCGTTGTTAGCTGGAGCATCTTCTACCGCCTTTGTTTTATTAACTGGTAGCGGATCAATAAAGTTAAGGGTAAGTTTTTCGTTTTCAACGCCAATCTCAACAATACCGCCATTAGTTAACTTACCGAATAGTATTTCTTTACTAAGAGGTTTTTTAATATTTTCATCAATAGTACGTTGTAGTGGACGAGCACCCATTTTGCTATCAAATCCTTTCTTAATCAAGAACTCAACTGCTTCTACGTTAGGCTTGACATGAACGTTTTTGTCTTTAATAAGACTGTTAAGTTCGTCGATAAACTTCTTAACAACCTTAATCATCGTCTGTTGATCTAACTTACCAAAGCGGATAATACCATCTAAGCGATTACGGAACTCTGGACTAAAGAAACGATTAACAGCATCTTTAGGATCACTATCTCGTTCTAGACTACCAAATCCTACGGCATTCTTTTCAGCATCTGCCGCACCCAAGTTACTGGTCATAATAAGAATAGCATTTCTTGCGTCAGCCTTTTTACCATTTGAACCTGTAACAAATCCGTTATCCATTACCTGTAGCAGTATAGTTAATACATCTGGGTGAGCCTTTTCGACCTCATCTAACAATAACACACAGTTAGGGTGTTCTTGTAGTTTAGTAATCAGTTGACCTGCGTTATCTTCGAATCCCACATATCCCGGAGGAGCTCCAATGAACTTGGCCACACTATGTTTTTCTTGGAACTCGCTCATATCAAACCGAACTAGTTCAACTCCGAGGTTACTGGCTAACTGTTTAGCAGCCTCGGTCTTACCAACACCGGTTGGACCTACAAATAGAAAACTACCGATAGGCTTATCAAGACCCTTGAGTCCTGATTGAGCAATAAAAATCTTATCTAGCACACCATCTATTGCTTTTTCCTGTCCATAGACTTTTGATTTCATATTTTTTTCTAGATCTTTAAGATTTTTATTTTCTTTGGCAGCAATTTGATCTATCGGCAATCCGGTAATCTTAGCTACTTCAAACACGATCTCATCGTGATCTACCGTTCCTGATTCTTCGTCTTTAACTTTAAATCTAGCACCGGCACAGTCAATAAGATCAATAGCCTTGTCTGGTAACTTTTTATCTGACATGTATTTGATAGAATACTTCACACTATCAATAACAGCCTGCTTGGTTATTTTAATATTATGATGTTTTTCGTAATATTTTTTAACACCATTAAGAATCTTGATAGCGGTTGCTTCGTCGGGCTCGTTAATCACAACACGTTGGAATCGACGCATTAGTGCACGATCCTTTTCAAAGTGTTTACGGAACTCTTCCCAAGTGGTTGATGCAATAACCTTAATAGTACCTTTAGCCAATGCCGGTTTTAACATATTGCTCATATCGTTGCTTGATCCGCTAACCGCTCCAGCACCGCTCATCATATGAGCTTCGTCAATGAACAAAATACAATTCTTTTTACGTTCTAAGGCTGTAAGAACCATCTTCAATCGTTCTTCAAAATCTCCTCGATATTTACTACCGGCCAGCATTGCACTAATATCTAACGAGTATACCGTATGATCTTTAATAAACTTAGGTACAATACCTTCTTCAATCCGACGAGCTAATCCCTCAGCAATAGCAGTTTTACCTACTCCGGGATCTCCGATCAACATAACATTAGATTTATGTCTACGAGCAAGGATCAGTGTTAGCTCTTCTATTTCTTTTTCACGGCCTATTACCGGATCGATTTTTTTAGCTTTGGCACGAGCACTTAGATTTAAACAAAACTGAACAATCAGTTTTTCTAGTTGCCTATTATTAACTTCGCTAATTTCATTTTCTTCAATAATATTATTATCGCGTTGGATAAAATCAATAAACTTATCCTTATCGATCTTTGCCAGTCTCATAAAGTATAAAGAATAACTTTTCTTTTCGGCAAATATACTAATAAAACAGTCTAATGGTTCAATAGTACTACGACCACTAAACAGAACTTGAGTAAATGCTCTGTTTAATACTCTATCAATGGTATTTGTTTTCTTTGGTTTTTCTTTATGATCGACATTAACAATATCAGTTAGTTCATTAGCAATAAATGTTTCTAGATTAGATTTTAAACTATCGATGTCTGCACCATAGTTTGATAAAACTTCATAAAACTTTTTATCTAGTACTAAACTGTATAGGAAATGTTCTAATGTTAAAAACTCATGTTTATTTTTTGCGGCGATGCCCACTGCCTTTTCGAAGATAACTTCGAGGTCTTTATTTGGTTCTAACATTTTATTTCCTTTTATGATTTTTTGGTTTAGATTTTTTAACAGCCATAGCCCATTTTAAGGTACTAACCCTGTCTTGGAACACAACCCCTTCGAGGTGGTCTAGTTCGTGTAAAAAACATTTACATTCATATCCTTTGAATTCGCCTTCTTCCCATAGTCCTGAACTTGTTTGCCAGCGAGCTTTAATAGCAGACGGTCTTTTGATATTAACATATATTCCAGGAAAACTCAAACAGGCTTCTTCCATATCATGGATGGTGTCTGTGTTACTCACTATCATAGGATTAAAAAATGCCTGTGCATTTTCTGGATAATCTTTATGACCCATAACAAACATTCGAACAGGTTGTCCGACTTGATTGGCAGCCAGTCCCATTCCGTTATTATCAAACATAACTTTGATCATGTCTGTTTCTAGTTTTTTAGGATCATGAGTAGGATTGTCAAAATCAAACTCTGGTATCCTTTCTCTTAGAATAGGATTAGGAAATTTTAATATATTCATGAAAATATTTAAGCCATTACAGCTTTGATAGCTTCTTTTTGTTGCTCGGTAAGATTGTTAGGAATAGTAAACTTAAACTTTAATAACATTCTACCTTTAAATCTCGGGTCATTCATATTAGGCATACCACCGCCTTGAACAGATAATACTTGATCAATCTGCATTCCGGATGGAATAGTTACTTCAAGTTGTTTTTTATCAATAGATACTACGGTTAGTTTTTTACCTAATATAGCATCCCAAATCGGCAAAGTTATTTCTTTAATAAGATCGTCACCTTGTCGAACAAAGTATGCGTGTGGTTGTATATTCACTGTGAGGTGTAGATCTCCCCTAGTTGCTCCTGGAACAACATCCTCCCCCATTTCGGCTAGTCTTAATACTGTACCATCATGTATTCCTGCTGGAATTTTAACATTAACAATATTTTCTTTTCCATTGGGTAATATCATGCTGGCCAATAGTTCTTTACCATTAAAAGCATCTTCTAATGTGATTGTGGTTTGGATATTAAGTGTTCTGTTTCGGGGAGCCTGATGAAAGTGCTGACGTTGTCCAAATATATCACCAAATGGATTTCCTCCAAAATGTCTAAATATATCTTCAAATGGATGTCCGCCTCCAAACCCGCCATTAGACTGCGGTTGTGGGCTATCATAGTTGCCCTTGGCATTCGGGTCACTTAGTACACGATATGCTTCCTCAATCTCTTGGAATTTTTTGGTATCACCACCTTTATCCGGGTGGTGTTGACTAGCCAGCCTGCGATATGCCTGCTTGATTTCGGATTCTGATGCGTCTCTTCCAACGCCCAATGTTTGATAGTAGTCACTCATATAAGTAAGAAAAGGTATAGCAATACATATAGTATACTATACCTTTGGTAAAAAGTCAAGAGTTATTTTTTGGTTGGAACCTCAGTTCCTTCCAATTTTTTATGTACTTTAATAGTCTTACAAGTTTGGACAGGCTTGCCATCTTTGCCCTTTACTACAGCGCCCTTGGAATCCTTTTTGTCCTCGCAGACTTTCTTTTCTTGACCACCTGCGTAGGCAGGGTTATTCCAAGATAGGAATGATAAACTTGCTACTACGCATAATACCCAAAATATTTCTTTTAATAATCTCATATTATACTCCTTTCTTAGCTATCATAGCTTGAACTTTTT